GGAACACCAGTGCTACTGACAGCGGATATAATTTCGTACCCCATTTTAATCTCCAATCATAATAGTAAAAGTATGGCTTCTTCGTCGTCACGCTCGTCTTCAAGCATTTGCGCGATAGCAAGCTCTAATTCAGCCTTTTCGGTTTCCATGCGGAGGATTGCTTCATAATCCTCAACAAAAGCGCTCGGTTCTTCTTCAACTTTAGGTGCAGCCTTAGCTTTTGGTTTAGGCTCTCCGGTCACTGCTTCAACGGCATCTTCAATTGCTTTCTTAACATCAGCGCTGTTGTTTTTATATTCTTTTTTCTTGGCTTTTATGCCACCACGAGATTCTACAATAACAACGGGTGTAGGCGTTTCACTACTTAATATTGCAGCAAACGGTACCTCAGCAAAAGCAGATAAACCAAACATTACACTTTTACAAAATTAAAGGCCTCTTGAAAAGGCGTTAAATCTTCGTCTGTCCAAAAGTCTTTACTTAGCATGATTTCTAAATGTTCTTTGTTTCTTTTCACCGTATCTGCCCAGTTAGTAGCAGATTGGTTGTCTACGTTCCCTGCTAAAATAAGATTTACAGAGTCCATAGCCGCTAAATAGTGTTTTGTGATTTGTTCTGGTGTGTTCATTTGTCTATCCTCTTAACTTTATAATTAAACCACTTGTGTTTGCTCAACCCAAGATACAGTTGGCTCATCCCAGTAATAGCGTTTGTCATCTTGCGGATAAGGCACAGGCGGTTGCCATGACATGGTGTCAATGTCGCCTACCCAAGATGGGTAAGGTTTTCTTGCTTGATGTTCGGCTTGCTTATCTGCATCAAATTCAGTTTGTGATAACACTTTTAAAACGCCAACAAGGCTTGTATCTGCGTCATCATCACACGTTCCATAGAGCAGTGGTGCTGTGCTAAGTGAACCATCAGGATTTGATGCAATAGGAAAATCAGATTCGTTTTGAAAGATAAACTGAAATCCCTTTACATTTGGGAGTGCCGGTCCTGTACGCATTGGTGCTTCTGTGCAAAGAATACCTGTATCTGCGTCAATGTTTGTGATTTGTATGTACATAATGGTTTCCTGTTTTGTTATGCGAGTACTCTGCGAACGGCTCTGACGTAGAGACTCTCGGACTTATTAGTGCTGGTCTGAAATCCATTGTAGAAGTCCTGTAACCATGTGTAGAGAGCAGTGCTATCAGTAGACGACCAATAGGCGTCAGAAACAAACGCATTTGTTTCACCCGTTCTAAAGCCAATACCCGCGCTTGTTTGAGCTGGTGAACCACTTGTGTAGTTTGTGCTAATCGGCTCTGGTGATACCGCATTAGCATTTGAACCCGTTGAAGTATTGTTATTGTCAGTAGCCGGTTTTAAGAAGTAATATAACACTTCTAGCTCGTTTTTAGCAGGTAGATACCAATCGCTATAACCCCCTATTGTTAAGCCTTCGCAAAACACTGCCGCTTGATATGAAGCTCCTAACGCGGCTAATGACGCAGAGTTTGATGGTCCATTAATGACAGACGTTATTCCCGTTGTCGTTCCAAAAACGCCCCATGCTCTACTTGCTTCACCCGATGCCTTAGGGGCAACTACTAAATTATAAAAAGTTCCTGATACATTTATTCTTCCAGCATAAAAACCACCCCCATAAGCACCACCTATTGTTGTTGGCGGAGGTGGTGGGCCAAAAGAACGACCATAAGCAAAGTTTTGTTGAATCCCACTCATTAGGTCAACCCCGCACCAGAAATAATCCAAGTTGTCGATGTCATTTTAAGTGCTGTTGCTGTGCCGTACTGAGCAAGTGAGCGCGTACCTGTTGTGCCTGTACCTGCTAAATACATCGTGTCTGTTGTAATAGCAATACTGACCACTTGAGAAGTCATATTAACAAAAGAAATAGCTGTGCCGATTGGGTACGCCACTGAACCATTTGCAGGGATAGTAAACGTCCGAGCATTAGCGTCAGTTGAAGGGTGGAAGATATGTTTACCTGCATCCGCAGCAACGAGTGTATAAGCCGCTGATTGGCTGTTTTGGGGAATATTGATATACCCAACGCCATTTGTCCCATCTACCGTACAAGATGACAGCGTACCGCTAGATGGTGTCCCTAAAGCGCCGCCAGTTGAGTATTTACCGTTAAACGTATTCCAATCTGTACTGGTTAAATATCCGTTAACAGTCGTAGTTGCAGCAGCCATGCTAATTGCGGGGGCTGTCCCACCGCTCGATACAACTGGTGCTGTTCCGGTTACTGAGGTGACTGTACCCCCAGAAGAAGTTGCGTTAATAGTTTGGTTTGGCCATGTTCCGGAAATAGTTACATTTGAACCTGCTACTAACGCTGGTGTAGCTGTCCCTGTGCCTCCATTAGCTACAGCAACAAGCCCTGTTACATTAGCCGCTGTACCCGTCGTGTTTTGATTCCAAGTAGGTACTGTACCACTTAGATTAGCATATGTGTACCCAGTAGCATTAGTAAGCGTACCACTAGACGGCGTGCCTAAAGGCCCTCCAGTGTATAGTGCTCGTTCAGCAGGGTAAGAAATAAAAACATCTTTAGTGCCAGCAGTGAATGTAACTAAGCTACCTGCATTACTAGATGCTAATACTGTATCTCGGCTTAAGGTATTGCCAGAAGTTGTATAAGCGCCAACCCCTACTTCCCAGTTAGCGCCTGTTTGGTCTGCTATGGTGTAATAAGTGGTGTTTGCATCACCTACTGCTGAAGAAAATGTTTGATAACCTGTAGCTGCACCAGCTAAAGTAATAGCGGCAGTGCCTGTAGAAGTTGTTGTTTCTTTAACTCTATCTGCTAAAACTAAAGCCATTATTTAACCCCTATAATTTTGCCGTTAGCGTCCCGAACAACTTGTTTTGGACGAGTTACTTGGTTGTGCATTTCAGACATTCTGTCGAGCAATGCTTGGTTTTGTTGATTTGCCATTGTCATCATTTGTGTCATGTTCATATTAACACTATCGATAACATTGCCCAGTGAGCTTGATAATAATTGACTAACTTGCGGTGTTCCTGTTTCATCAAGTTCTGTCATTGCATCCGCGTCTTTTCCTGCGTTAAGCGTTAAGACGTGTTGTTTCATGCTATTTTGAGCTTGAATCTGTGCAATAGCAATTCTAGTGTCGTTATCAAGCTGTGTTTTCCATCTATCAAACTCGAGTTTAGCTTGTTCAAGCTGATTGCTTGCTTGAAGTTTCACTTGTTCAAGCTGCATTGTCGCCTGCTCTGACTGTTGTTGTGCTTGCATCTTCATTTGGGCAATTTGCGCCTCTGCTTGGGTGCGTTGCTCGTCTTTAGTTGGGCCTTGAGGCTCTTGTGCTTTCTTAGCCGCTTGGTCAACAAACTGTTCAAGGACGCCTTCAAGCTCACGCCCTGCCTTAAATCCTCGAACACCATAAAGCAATAGCTCTCCAACTAACGGCGCTATGGCAGGGTCTTCTTTAACCGCGCCAATACCGTCTTTAATAAAGCTACTCACCGCTTGCAAAAACTCCATGCGGTTTGCTTTTTCAGTCTGTTTATCAAGCTCAACTAACGTGTCTGTCTGTATGTCAACGTTAAAGACTCTAGCAGGCTCATTTTTAAGTAACTCAATTGCCTGCTGCGCAAATTGAGCGTCAGGCGTGTTCATAATACCTGACACTTCAATTAATGTCTGTGGTTGGTATTTTGAGCAGATAATCTCCGACTTCATGCGTAGAATTTCACGCGCAAAACGGTAAAGCCCATCTTTCATGTTGCCAAGTCGCAACGACGCGTATTGGCTCTTAATCTGCTGCGCTGTCGCTGTTTCACTCGCTACCGACGCGCCACGCATGATGTCGGAAAGCCCTGTTGTTTCGTAAATAATTTGTTTACATGCTTCACGCGCTTGATATAGCTGTTGCAGTGCTGACGCAACGTCGCCAAGTGGCATAAATTGCACAGCGCCTTGCAATCCGCCTTTTTCAACAAACGCCGCCCAGTTTTTGACAGGAACAAGCACCCCATCATTACCTTCTTTCATCAAGCGTTCAATCGCAGGCTCGTCCGCCGCGTAAATACCCATCACTTTGAGCGCTTTGGTCAAATGCTTGATTCGACCTGTTAACTCGTCAATTTCGTCTGCTTGGTCTTGATAAAGTAAGAAATCAGCTACAGGAATCAGCGTCCCTGTTGATGTAGTTGCAAAGTAAGGCTTAGGGCAGGGGTAAAAGCTAGTCAAGCCTAGAGGGTCATCTCTGTGGTCTAGGATGACATCGTAATTATCCGCAATCCAATAGACGCATTTTTCAGCTTTGCTCCAAATTTCCCAAATTTCCGCTTTTTTATCGGCTTTAGTGGTTTCTTTGTCGCCGTCTTTACGATTTGACGTGTTAGTTAACGGGACTTTCTCAAAAATGTCGCCAAAGCGCTCAATCCCTTCATCTAACGTCATATAGACGCGACGCGCTACCCATGTCACCTCGTCCCATGTTCGAGCAGGTAGATGTGCAAAGTCCTGCCAGTAGACATAATCCACCGGTGTTGTTTCCGACACGACACGTTCATAGACTTCAGTCTGTGCTAACCCGTTTTCTTCATCCGGTGTGCGCTCTGCGGTATATTCACTATCGCCCACTTCCGTATAGTTGGTAATTTGAGGCTCAAATTCTTCAATCTTAGGTTCGTAGCGTAGCCATGCCACGCCTCTGCCCGGAAGCAGTCTGTCGTCCACCACGCAAGACAGCGTGTCGTGAAAATCAGGGTATTCCTTAATTTCAAAATCAAGAACGCGCTCTAAAATTATGCTCGCTACTCTGCCGGCGTCATTTCTATCGTCAAAGCGTCTTGAAATCTCAGGGTTGGGCGGTTTTGCGTAAATGGCAGGCTTTAGTGTCTGTACGTTAGACCAAAGAATATTAAATCGTGCGTCTGCTTGCTCTGCGTCTTTGCGCTCGTCACGGTAGCGCTTGACAATCTTTTCGCCACGCTCCGTCCATTTCTTATATTCTTCTTGGTAGCGCGATATTTCGTCGTGCCAAGGCTGTGCTGATAGTTTGTCACTCATTATATTCGTCTACCTCTACGTTTCGAGCTGTGTTCCCACAACTCCTCTAAGGACTGGTCTTCCCAGAATTTTGCTTTGGGCTTTGGTGCTGCGTCTGGTCGTTGTTCACGCCATGCAAGACACGCGTACCGGAAAGCATCAGCAAAGTGAGATGTCCAATCGTGTTTGGGGCGTTCATTAAACACCTTTTTCTCCACATTATACTCTCTTTGGTATTGCGTGAGCGCTTCCATTCCCTCTTTACAGCTTGGGTCAAACCAACAGTTTGCTAATGATAACCTAGCGGCTTGTATCCCGTCCATAAGTGATATATTTGGGACAATTCTAGGTGACCAACCAAGCGAGCGAAATTGCTCCTCAATACTTCTGCCCGTCTGCAAAGATTTAGCCTTCGCGTCGTGCGGCAGATACAGCCATTCGCCATAATCATAGCCTTTACTCTGCAAAATGTCATGGTAATGCGCGATGGGCATTCCACTGTTGCTGTAGCAGTCAATAAACCTAAGCTCTTTACCCGCCACCTGAAACCACCAAATCGCCGTGTCGTCGCTCCATCCCAAATCAATAGCCGCATACGTCTTGAGTTTGCGGTCATAGCAAGGTCGTACTCTCCCCGATTGCCCCACTTCGTACATTTCTCTGCCGTAAATAGCCCCCGGAATCGCCGCGTCGAAATTGCACTCCATCTCCTGTAGCCATGCGTCCTCCGACAACTCTTTCCTCAGCGCGTCAATCTCCTCTTGGTCGAGGATGCCCGAATTAGATGCGGTCAGCAGCAAGGTAAAGCAATTCTCGTCCATCTTGCCCGCTTCAAAGCGTTCGTAAAAGCTATTCTTACCCTTTGGCGTTCCAATAATTATCGCCCACCCTTTACGGTCAGCCAGCGCAGGACGGATAACATACGGCCATACAGTTGACTTCCAATCGCCATACTCGTCAGCAATAATCCCGTCAAAGTAAAGACCGCGCAACCTGTCAGGATTGTCAGCACCAAATAACTGAATACGCGCCCCGTTTGGAAAATCGAGTCGTAATTCACTTTCGTTCACCTTTATGTTGGGTATGGGTTTTGTAAACGTTTTACAGTAATCCCAGATTACTTGTTTTGCCTGTGAGTAGTATGGGCAGATGTAGGCATACCTACCATCCCCACTAGAGTCTGTACAAGCACACTTTATCAATTCATTAATACACGCTACCGACTTACCCGCCCTTCTGTGAGCGACCACAACCGCCCATCTTTCTTTTCTCGCGTGTAGCGGCTTAAACACATCTCTTGGTTTGTAGGGGATGACAACCTTCATGATTCCCACCCGATGACAAGGCTTGCCGCTGTGCCGTCCGCGTTAGTAATGCCAAACGCCACCTTATTCTGCTCCTTAGCGCTTGCCCACCCATGCACGTTTTGAAGAATTGCTAACGCCGACTTTGTATCGCCCCCTAGCGCGGCTTCTTTTAGCACCCGTGCCATTTGCGCCTCTGCGTCAGCGGCCCCCTTCATCGCCATCAGCTCAACGTTTGGGTCGAGTTGGCACAACTGCCGATACTCGCTTGGAAGTAGCCCTGCCGCTAACGCGAGCTTATCCCCTTTTAGCCCTAGCGCAGACGCTTCGTAAATTGCGCTCAGACGCGCCTCTGTAACTTTTAATTCTCTTGGTGAATATGGAAATGATTGCATGGTCGCATGAATCCTTAGCTTGTTAAAAATTATTTATAATATATATGGAAACGGCTTTTTTGTCTGTGAATCTTTTGCACCCTCTTTGAAAATGAACGCCCCCCCCCTATGCGTCATTTATTTGACGTTGTGTCATTTATTTGACGGTATATATGGAAAATGCAATTAGTATAGGAAAAATGCAAACGTTGGAGATAATGCCCCCGCCAGTCGTCTTGTCAAGTCCTCCCCGCCTGCGTTTTATTTTTTATTTTAACCCCCCCCTATCGCTGAAAGCTACGAAATACGCGGGTTGCAGGGGCTTAAGGTTAAGTGTCAATTATTTGACGTTATTGTATGTCATTGATTTATAAGGCTTACCCTGCTGCCTGCCCTGCTGCCTGCCCTGCTGCCTGCTGCCTGCCCTGCTGCCTGCTGCCTGCCCTGCTGTCTGCCCTGCTGTCTGCCCTGATAGTGTAGGCAGTCAAGTAGGTATATGTAGGCAATTAAAAACAGGGTGACTGCCTACGCCTCCTCCCAGTGTTGGCGCGGGTTTGCGCCGTTGTAGTCAGTTGTGGGCAATACTTCTTCCGCACGTCTTTTATATATATTATTATATACCTTATTATTATTATGGTATATTATATAATTCTTATCTTATAATAAATATACTACCCACAACTAACCACATTGCCGCCAAGACAAGCACGGCGTGGGCTTGCGCGTGGGCAGTCGATCACCCTTTAAACTACCTACATAATGCCTACCACTACCTACAAAACACTTATTCGCAAAATAAAGTATTGCATTTAAATTTTATTGCTGTATAATTCTTTGCAAGTCATCCATTTTGATGACTGCCTACACTAACCACACTATAGAGAGAACATCATGAACACATTAGCTATTTATACCGCTTTACTCGCGCAAGGTTTAAATGTTACCGCGTTTGATAGCGATAAAAACACAATTACTTTTGATTGCGTAACGACAAACGAAATATTAACTGTTAGTAAAACATTGAATGCAATGCTACACACTAATGAAGTATTAGTAATCGATAATTTAAAATTTAAAATCAGATTCATTTAACCTGACGCGCGGTCATGAGCTGACCGCGCAACAACTAACAATAAAGAGAGAGAGTGATAAAATGATTGCAATACACACTAAATATCTACCCACTTCAAATTCACGCGGTAGTAGAATTAAAGCCTATACAGCGGCGCATGGCGATTTTAAAGGTTTTCAGGCGACTATTCCATACCCGCATGAATTTGACGGCGTTGACTGTCATTTTGAAGCTGTAAAAGCCTTAATAGAGAAAAATAAATTAGCCTGGAATTTAGACAATATGCGATATGGTGACAGCGCCGATGGCCGCGGATATTCATTTTGTTTTGACGCGTCGAAAATAGGGGCTGCGCTATGATTTACATACAGCGTAAAAGTGACGGGTATCTTGAAACAGTTGACGCGTTTGAAACTATAAAAGAAGCGCGCGTTATGCTTAGCGAGTATCAACTATCAGATAGCAGCGCGGAATATTATATAAGTCGCCGCGCTTGCAGGGCGTGGAACGTGTAAAGATTCCGACGTATAGCGCGTTAGTAATAGCGCGTTATGCGGTGTAATTTTGCACCTAATAAAAATAAAGGCTTAAAAATGAAAAATATAATTTTCGCCGAAGTAGTAAAACAAGCATTAAAAGAACGAGCTGCAGGGTATCACGTTGCAAAGTTTGAAAGTGATTGCGTAAAGATTAACACTGGCATGCTAAGTGTTGAATTATACAAACATCATAACGTTAACGCGGTCTTAGAATTATCTAAAATCAAGGCGTTCAAGTTAACCGACATTGCTGCGGATCTAACTGTAAAAGGCAACGCGTTGCCACTATCTGAACGCGCGTTTTTTCAGGGCGTTAAAGATGATAATAAACTTGTTGGTATTCAGCATATACCCGCCGGTTTTATAAATGCTAAATGGTTAAAGATGACGGGTAAGGCTAACGAAATCAGATATTATTTAAAAGGCATGCAATTTAAGCGTGACAATCATAAATTGCAAGTGGTTGGCAGTGACGGGCATCAGCTCATTATGAATACAGCTATCGGCGAAACGGGTCCTGATTTTAGCGCGTTAATTCCAAGTGAAGCACTACTCATATTGAGCAAGATTAAAACATCTTGTTTAATGACAGTTACAGAAACTCACGCTAAATTTACAGGCGAAGACTGGACTATTGAAACGCGGTTAATTGACCACCGATACCCCGATTTTTCAAAAGTATTCCAAACATCAATTAACGGCGATATCGACGTTAATAAAAAAGCGTTAATACAAGCGATAAAGGATGTCACGCCGTTTTTACCACCCAAATTGCAAGGCGTGGTTTTAACTGTTACCGATAAATCATTAGATTTTAATCACCACGGTGACACGCTTGCAAGCGTACCATTCATTCATTCAAGTGGCACAAAAACAAGTGAAGGTATCGACGTTGGTTACTTACTTAACGCGCTCGAATGCTATAAAGACGAAAACATTATGCTAAGTTTTCGTGATAGCTTAATTCAAATTAATCGTGATACGTTTCAAACTAGTATTATCATGGGTATGAGATTATGAAAAATTTTTATGACGTGGTTATGGGTAGCATAGCAACTGCAGTTTTTACCGTTATTTTTGTCGCAGAATTAATCGTATTATTTCAACCATGAGATAACAAAATGATAATAATATTTTTGATACTGGTAAAGTTTGCCGTTTTGGCGATATTACTGGAAAACTAAACAAAAAACCCGCGATAGCAAGCGGGTTTTTTATTGCCTCAAACAATTGCAAGGCCTTAACAGGCCTTTTTTATTGCCTACCATTTAACGGTCTATAGACTGCAATAAATAGTTTAGCAATACTAGCCTATTACCTATCATTCAATCAGCTAATGACAAGCCAATAAAGGCTATAAAAACACCTTATTTAATGACAAGCGCGCGCGTAAAATCACGCGTGAACGCGATGAAACGCGTATATATGAAGGCTCAGGATTTCAATTCTGGTAGGGGCTAGGATTTCAAATCTAATGAACGTCAAAAATTTACCACGAAACGATTTGCAAAATTTCGCCACGAAACCAAATGCCAAAAAAATTCCCCAATTATCCGAGCAAATAATTGAGGAACACATGAACTAACAATTAGAGAGAATTGTTGCAACTAGTCTACTTAATCGCTACAACTTTTGCAACAGGTTTCTGCTCTGCCATGTCACGCAGCGCAGACTTGCTCATGTGCGCGTTTTCAGGTGCGCAAAAGACGTGCTTCTTAGTCTTAGACGAGCGCGAATTGCACATTCCCATATCAGCCCACCCAGCTTCTTCAAGTGCATGAAACAAAGCAGCAGGTGGAAATTGTTTACTGCCAAACGACATAGCGGCGCGTTCACAGATGGCTTGAAAGGGAGAGGCAATCACACCGGATGCAAACTCACCCATACGCAGCGTAATCATGTCAAGAAGCGACGACTCAACCGCAGACATACCATTCTGCACAAGTGACATTTTAAAGTCTGTCATAGGCGCAGGCGCAGCAGGGTTGAACGCAGACACATCACGCAAGAACAACCAGTTGGCAATAAGGTCATACCCGCCGCCGTCATTAAACCATTTCCATATAGCGGTAGCCGATTGCGGAGGCAAGCGCTCCGCCGTACTCCAAGTGGCAAACCAACGACGGTCGCCGCTTTCAAGTGACAACGGTACACGGTCATTAGAGAACGCAAGCACAGCAAGACGGTTTACAAGGTTATACGGGGCAAGGCCTTTACGGTTAACAGATAGCATCTCAGGTGGCGCGGCAATGACAGGCTTAAGTTTGTTGGCAAGCATTCTACGAGCGGCGCTGTCGGCTTCTTTAAGCTCATTAATAACAATAACCTCTGCTTCTAAATGATAGCCCCACGCGGACTGAATGGTGTCAGTAGACATAAGCGAATAATTGCGCAAATGAGGGCCGCACACGGCGTAAATGAACGGGGCATACATTGTATCCTTACCAATACCTTGACCACCAGCGTGAAGAATAGCGTGGTTAATCTTAACGCGTGGATTCTGCACCTTGAATGCCATGTAATCCCAAATGTGTTCCAGCTCACGCTCGTCAGGAACAAGCGATTTACAGTGGTCAAGCCACAAGGATATATCGCCACCCAAATTTCCGCCACGAGATGAATCTGGACGGGCGTCACGCCAGCGGTTGCCATACAATTCACCGTCACGCATAGCAATTACCGAGTCACCAGCGGCAAAAGTGATACCTGCCAGCACTCTAGCGCCCATCACCTGACGATTCTCGTCAAAGCTCATGGCGGCTTCTATCTTGCGGTCAGAGTGAATACTTTTGCACGACACATGACGAAACACGGCGTTGAACGTCTGACGTGAAAACTCACGGCGGTTTTGCAAATCGAAGTAAGAATCGTCTGACATGACGTAAGCAAAACGTTGATACCACTCCGCCTTTTCAAGCCGCGCGATTTCCTTCTGCTCGACTTCTGCAATGATAGCCGCCGCCGCGTCAGTGCTGAACATATCAGTGGGTTCAAGTTTGCCAATCGCTGTGTGCATGACCTCTGCCAATATTTCTTCACGAAGACCATGTGAGTGCTTAGGGCCGCCCATCTCAGCTACCCACGCGAGGTAAACACGGCTGTCCCACAACGAGCAATGCCCATGAAAGCAACAGTAAGCGCGGTTAAGCGGATGGTATCTGCCCATCAACTGCCCGTCGGTGTGTTCAGCATGGTTAGGGCAAACTACGCCAACCCACCCCTCAGCGTTAGCAGACTCTAAAATATCGCCACGAGAAGACAACCACTCCAGCACTTCATCGTTGCCTGTGTCAATGATAGCCATTGGGCGAACAAACGCGGTGTCAGCGTCAGCGGGGTGAACATCAAGCGCGGCACATATCTGCGCGAGGGTAAATTCACGCTCAGGGTGAAACTCTACAAGGATAGATTTGAACGACGCACGGTCAGGCTTCAAATTCACTGACGCAGGAAGGCGAAAATTACGCACGGGGTTAATCGCGCCACTGTCAGTATAGCCAGCGTCAGCGATTGCTTTAATAGCCGCGCTGAACTCACCTTTAGTGGGCATATCATCAAGCGCGAAAGTGTATCCCCACTGGTAATTCTGCGGTGAGGTTTCCATTATCCATGTCGGCTCGATAGGAGGACGCAAACTCTTGGTGCCGATGTCGTCAAGCACGAGAAAAGCAACGTACTCGCAGTTGCCCGCACTCGCAGACGGTTTACCATCTTTAAAACGTGACGTGATAAACGACGCGGTATTGCCATACCATGCGCCCTTGCCATCGTATCGAGAAGGAAGATACGCAGGCCATGCAAACTGACCGTTATCTTTAGCAATTTGTTTGACCAAAAGGATACTTTCGCCTTCAGGCGCGATACGTTCCAAGTAAGTAATAAAATTCATTTTCCATATCTCTCTAATGTTGATACACCAACCGCTAAGGGTAATCCTTCTGCCCACGCAGGGGCGCTACACATCACGGTTTCCAAGTCTTGCGCGGCTGTCGCCGCGTCTTCTTTTTTCACTTCTAGCACGATTTCATCGTGAACATGAAGCACGACATTATGCTCGATTCGACGCAAAGCGTCACGAAGTAAATCATTTGCAATCGCCTGTGTAATATTCTCGCAAGCGAGTCCAGCCCATAGCCTAGCTCGCGGCCATTCGACTGCATCAGCAGCGGGTTTCCACGCCGCCTTAGCGTAAGATACCGACCCATCTTCAATATATGCCGACGGATAACACAGCACCCGACCAGACGGCAAGGCGTACCACAAATTCACACCGTCAAACAGATACGTCACGCGACCAGCGGTAAACTCACGCCCCTTATGGCGCATGGCGCACATATATGCTCGCTCAAGCTCACCCCAATACTGCACCGCCCAAGTGTTACTGCGACGCCACGCGTCAACGGTACGTTTAGCCTCAGCTTCAGGCAGTGAGATGCCGTAGGCTTTACCCATAGCGCCAAACGCCCCAGCGCCACCCATATAGCCGCACGACAGAATAGCCACCTTACCAATCTGACGTTGGTCAGGCGTTATCATATCCATTGGACGATTAAAGATACCTGCGGCGGCGCGAACGTAAATGTCCTCACCACTGCGAAACACATTAAGCACATCCTCACTGCCATGCTGCAAACTCGCCCACGGCGTGACACGCGCTTCAATACCTGCCCAATCTGCTACCACGAACACGTTTCCAATAGCAGGCATCAGCGCAGGGCGAAGCATACCCTTTAAAACGTCAGTGACACGCTTACCATGCGCCGGAACAATATCACGCCCTATGACCATATCATCACGCACCCGCTGTGGCTCTTTAGCGCATTTACGCGTAAAGTTATGCACCTGCGCACCATAGGACGACGCTCGACCAGTTGCCGACCCGCCGTTGAAAACAAACGCACCACGCACACGATGATCTTCAAAATCTGCAAGAGCAAGCAGACGGCTAAACTTCGCCACAGACGACGCCCACAAGTCATCAGCGCATTGAATAACCTCCGCAACGTGCGGTGGAATTTCCTCAGGGTTGTCCATCAATAGCAAATTAGCGCGAACGCTTTTGTCGATAGAATACTTCTCACCATTCCACATTAGCTCTTTAGCCGCAGAACCAACGCGCTCAAGCACCCACTCACGCATCTTCGGTGAACGAACAGACTTAATTGCACCGTCAGTAAGCTCCACGACGCGAGATTGGATTTCCTCAAGCTCAACACTGGCGTAACGCATAGCGGCGCGACACAAGTCAACGTCCACGAGAACACCTGCGTCGTTAATGCGCTCGTTGACGTGATAGTCTGCAAGCTCGTCATTTGTCAACTGACGTAGCGACTGCGACACTGCTCGCATGGTTCTCACGTCTTGACGGCAATACTCAATAAGCTCAGGTAGCAATTTGGTGTTAAAAGGAGGAGTACAGCACTGCTTAACTAACATCTTGCCACGGTGGTCTTTGCGCATCTCGCTAGAGATAGCGCGACCAACATCCTCAAGACTGCCCGGAAGGCAATTTGCCCGTGCTTGCACAGCGGTGCAGTAAAACTGCTCAAGTTTAAAGTCTATTTGTAGAACGTACCAGAATATCAAACGCTCAAACGCGGCGTTATGCGCCCGTATCTGTCCCGTGAAGTTGCGAACGTTGTCAGGAAACGGCATATCAGGCGTCCATGTTTGCACGTCCTCATCATCGAAGGCGTAGCACATACACAGCACGTCAGTGGTCAAATCTTGCGCGTAATTGTAAACGCCGTGCTTAGGTAAATCACATTCGCTCTTTGTTTCGAAATCGATATAAAGAATCATATTGCACAACCGCATCCGCCGTATTCTTGACTTTCTAATGCTGTCACTTTACCTTGCGTTAAAAATTCTTCTCTGTATTGTTTAAGCGTTAGTCTGCGTAAAACTTTATTTTCCGTCTTTTTTAAAAACGGATATGTTGCACCTATTACGTCGTAGACTTCTTGTTCTTTACTTTCAAACTCTCTATATCTTTCAGGATTAGCTTCATAAAGCGCTTTGTAATGCCCAAGCCCTGCTTTAATGCAAAAACCACCACAGTTATTATGACCTAACTTCCAGTCATAAAGTCTTGGACGTTTAATGCCAAATTGTTCGCTGTAGTCTTTGTTGATAATTTTCCCTTCTTCAACTAATGTTGAGCGATATATGTAAGGTGACATTCGTTTTTGAACGCCATCAAGACGATGACTTTCTGAGTAATCAATACCTAAGTGCATCTGCGCGTCATCAACAGCGTAAGTAGACGTAAACCATTTATTAAGAGGTTCACGTTTTAATATTTTAGAGCATGGGTCAACCATACTGTTACCCATAAACTTTTCTCGCTTAAAGATTTCAAATGGCGTTTTACCGTTTGTAAGCGTCACTAACTCGCAACCAAGAAAAGCTACACACTCATCTTTAAACCTGTAAAGGTCTTCATCTTCCATCAACGTGTCAGCAAACAACAAAGTGACATTTTCTTTGCCGTACTTATCAACGCACGATTTAGCTTCTGCAAAGCTACCCATACCACCTGAAAAACTAACTATATGTTTCATATCAACTCCAAAAGAACAAACATAAAAAAAGGCGGCCTTTCAGCCGCCCTTCTCCTTATCGGTTATGCGCGTCTGCGGCGGGTGGCAGGCGCGTCATCTTCGATGACTTCTTGGGGTGTGTCTTCAGTAGCAGATTCACCGTCAAGGCTAATCCACTCCACGATGTCAAACATCGGCGTGTAGATACGCCCGTAGGCTTTGTGCTGATAGTGTTCTTTACCAAGAGATACAACAGCAACAGGTTTAGTTTGGTCTGTTTCTACTTGGTTGGCAATGTTTACGGCTAGTGTTTGCACGGCGCGTTTACCACCTACACTAGTGACTGTGTAGCGTACTTCTTCGCCTTTGTCTTCACCGTCAATACATTTAAGCGAAAATCCCACTTGCGTTTCCCAACCGCGTTTAGCGGCGGCAGGCGCAGGCTCAACTTGTGGCAATGGCTCAGTCACGCTAACCATTTTCTCACCTAATACTTCACCTTCACCCCACGCAATAAAGCCGTGCGTGAAACTAAAAGGGTTGACTGCCCAAACAGAATCATTATCCACTTCAGTTTCTGACGCGCCATATACCCAATGGCCTGTTCTATCCATTTTAAGGATAGTCACGCCGCCAGCAGTGCTGGTGTCAGTTTGAATGTTACGAAGTGCAGTAGAAATGCTGTTAACGGCTGGAAGGTTGGCGTTGCCAAATACGGATACGTTGTTCATTTTAGATTACCTTTAAAGTTTATTGAGGGCGTTTGTTAATTGTTGCCCGATTAATAAGACAGTAGGGCGCGGGTCAGATTCGTGCGCCATCGTACTGCCAGAAGATACCACTGCGACAACATCATCCGGCATGGGCAGTTTCAGAGCCTTTAATTTCTTCTCTGCTTGCGCCGGCGACACTAATTTGGAATCGTAGATGTCATCATTTGTCAGACCAAGAGCCAAAAGCGATTCGACTGCTTGCGCCTCATTAGTCCATTTTCTTGTCCCCCGCTTTGCAACAAGTTTGTAGTTAGGGACTGGTTTGCCCGCTTCAAGCATTTGAAACGCTAATGCTCTCAAATCGGTAATCCATTGTTCCAGAATTTCAGCTTGTTGTAAATAGTTTGCAATAGATTCTGCATCAATATTATCTAGCGTTGCCTTCAGCGCCCTATCTACCTCACCTGTCATTAACGGGCAAGTTGGTTTAGCCGCGCACCACTTGCAGTGTTTGCCACTGGCTAACGGTGCATCAGGTGTTTCAGATAAATCGATAGCTTTCTTGAGCGTTTTCTCAAACTCACGAATGCGTTTAGCGGTGGTTTTCCAGCGCTTAACAGACGGGGGTTGAACAATCACAAGTTCAATAGATGCCGCGCCATCAAACACCCATTCTAACCCTTTTGTGCGCATTGCTGCGCCGGCGTAAAACAGGAGCTGTTCGTTCTCCTCCACTTCCACGCTAACGCCACTGCCAAACTTCCAATCTAGGATAACAGCGCGGTCGCCTAATCTGCCAATAAGGTCAACGCTACCAAACACGTCAGGCAAGAAATCACCGTAGCTTACGTTAGCTTCAACGGTAAACTCCATGCTCTTAGTTGGGTCAATTTCATCAAGCGCCGCCAGCGCCGGTTCAATCTTTTCCTTTGCCAACTCAGTTGTCATATCAATACCTGCATACGACAAACTGTAAATGTTAAAGTTATCCTCAGTGAGTAACTTTTCCATTGCAAGGTGGCAAAGCGTCCCTTCATCGGCATACGATGACGATGGCTTAGGTGGCATTTGTTGCACCAGCTTAACACTGGCAGGACACGCGATAACTCGTTTGGCGGTGCTACCGCCGGCAATACTTGAATGGCTCATTTACTGTTCTCCAAAAGTGTTTTAAATAATTTCTTACATGGTCTTTATCTATGTCGTACCGCTGGTTTAGTTCGTCCATCATCTTCACTCGTGACTTCCTGCCGTAGTAATAAAACTTACCGCATTTAGTCATTGGCATCATCTTTCAATCCTTTTAAATAATAATGAGCATCCATATACAAATCATTTTCTTCTGATAGTAGTCTACCCATTCCCCATGCAAATAAAACTCTTTCAAGCAGTTCAGTCAGCTCTTTGGTAACAACGTCTTGCTCATCTAGGTCTAGTTCAGTTTGTATGTCCCAGTAAAGGTCATAGTGGGTTTCTTCTAATTCGCGCAATACATCTCGCACTCTTTTTAACAACTCTCTTTCTTTACTCATAACTCACCTCTAATTGTTTAATGAGATTGCAGTATATCAAAAAAAGTTTGCAAAGAAAAGTTTGCAATGATAAACTTTAGCCATGTTAGAAAAAGACATCGAAAAATACTTAATAAAAGTCGTCAAAGAAATGGACGGCAAATCGTATAAGTTCACCTCTCCAGCGTGTCGGGGAGTGGCAGATAGAATCGTGTGCCTACCTAATGGCAGTACATGGTTTATTGAGCTTAAAACCGCAAGTGGCAAGCTGTCAGCACTGCAAAAAGTTTTTGCATCAGACATGGGCAAACTTAATCAAAAGTACGCTTGTCTTTGGAGCAAAGAAGATATTAACAACTGGAGAGAGAACAATGATTGAATTTTTACAATACCTTGATGAATCAAACTTAGCATACCTTATTATGCTGTTTTGTTTCTTGCTAATGACGCGTTTGCACCTTAATGCGCTAACTGAAATTACACGTTTACGCAAAATTATGAAGCAGGTGATGAGATGAGCGCATCGTTAGTTTTAACATTGTCATTCTTAACCGTCGATACTAATATCGACAAACGCGGCAAAACAACTACGCACGAAACGATTGCGTACACGACCAACACCATACCGTATGACTCAATGAAAGCGTGTACAAACGCGCGTGAAGAATGGGGACTTGTCATTGGCGCGTATCAAATGAGTAAACGCCCCACACGGGTCATTATGGCTGTCTGTAACGACAGCGCTATGGGAGTAGTAGAATGACTGAAACAACAATAAAAAAATACTGTGAGCAGAATAGAATTAGCCGCAGCGGCATGGATTACCATATCCGCCGGTCAGGCGTGTTCCCAATCGGCAGTAAACGATTCTCCGAAGCAGGCGCACCCTCATTCTTGTGGCGCGTTACCGATTTAGACGAAATCAAAGCGCTAATCAAAGGAAAGAAAAAATGAAAGATGAACTTTTATACATAGCCATTGGCGCGTTTCTAATCGGCGCTGTTGCGTCAACGTTAACAATTTACGCAACACACAGACACTACCATGAAATCATTAAAACTAACATTGGCGAATTTATGCTTCGTGACGGTAAAGTGTATGGTGTTTATGAAATGACGCGCGATGTGCAAGGCAACATGGTGTCAAAATGATTCACTATCACGGCACACCGATTGGCGGAACACGTCAAGACGTAGCACGATTTCTTGTTGGCCGCCACGCTTTAATCCCATTTGGAAGACAAGATGACACTGGCGCGGTGCTAGAGTTTTGCCAATCTTTTGTGCTAGATAATGGCGCGTTTAGCCATTGGAAAAAAGGTCACGGCGCAATTGACTTTGATGCTTATTTAGCATGGGCGCAATCGCTATGCCGCCACCCATCTTTTGACTGGGCATTAATCCCCGATATTATTGATGGCACAGAAGAAGATAACAAAAACTGGGTGCTAAAATGGACTAGAACAGGAACAAAAGCAAAAGGTGTTCCTGTGTGGCATTTGCATGAGTCTTTTGAATATCTTGAATGGCTTATTGATTCTTTTGAAATTGTGGCGTTAGGTAGCAGTGGAGATTATGCAACACCGAATACTAAAAAATGGTGGGGTAGAATGTCAGACGTAATGAATGTTGTTACTGATGATAAGGGAATGCCTAAATGTAAATTACACGGTTTGCGTATGCTTAACCCTAAAGTGTTTACTAAACTGCCATTGTCATCAGCAGATTCAACTAACGCCGCAGTAAATTGTGGGTCACTTGATAGATTTGGAATTTATAAACCCGCTACAGCAGCTCAGAGAGCAGCGGTAATTGCAGACAGAATTGAGCAACATAATTCCGCGCCATTTTGGGTAGAAAATTTAGAGGGTACAGAATGACAAAAGACGAATGCTTTAAAAGATTAGAAATGGCGCAGAAAAACAAAAAAGAATTGAAGAAAATTAAACTTCAACTCCTTAAAGAAATCGAGCAATTAAAGTTAATGCTTCGCGCACTGGAGGAAGGGTAATGCAAATCGATGACGTTGCGGCGCTCATGTTCTATATCGGGATACTATTTTTAACAGGAATTTGGCTATGTCATTAGTAAAACCCGTATCACCAGTGACGCCTGCGCCAACAACGGTTGACTGTAAACATGACCATTGGCGCATATATAATAGCCTTGGTTACCGCGAATGTGACCGCTGCAAAGAACGAAGACCCATTTTTAATGATATACGGCACCAAAGATGAACATTTCACAAATATTTATAGGGCTTAGCCCTTTTTTAAAAGACAGATTTACTAGCGAAGTGTTTACGCTTGGCTTAATTAATGAGCTTAACGAGCAACGCTTTCGTGCTAGATGCCGGCGCTTGGTACGTCAGCACAACGGCGAAACGCGCAAGCTATATAAAGCGCTAAACAACTTGACGATGGACGACAGATTACGATTTTTTGACGTGGTAAGTGGAAATGAAAGATAACGAGTTAGAAATTATACGAAGCGCAGTAAAGTACAACAGCACAACAGGTCACTTTTACAAAGGCGGTGCGAACACACCTGCCGCGCTTAGTTGGAAAAATAAGAACGCTACGATTAACATTAAAAAAAGCGGTATGCACTCCTACTTTCTAGCGTGGAAGATTGCCGTGTTTTTAGCTTATGGACGGTACCCAGAACATACCGACGCGGTAGAGTATTTAGACGGCAACCCGTGCAACTTAAGCATTAGTAACATCAAGGTTATTAAAGCAGGCGAAGATGAAATGACCATGATTGACTTTTGCGACGAAAACGATTTGCGCTACCCTAGCGTGTCAGCGCTCATGCGCGGAGAACCGTTTATTCGTCGAATAGAAAATGGATACTCTCGCGCGTATTTTCGTAAAAGTTTATTAGAAGCAAACTGCGCTAAATTGATGGCTAAAAAACAACGTGACGAAGAAACCAGAAGCAAACCTAAACGCCCAATGGGCAGGCGACGTAATCAGCATTTTATGGAATTTCTAAGAACGCACTATTTAGTGCCTAAACGTTGGGAGATGACGCTATGTTAAGAGGTGACAGTGTACATGAGAGCGATAGCGTAAACGCGCCAGCACATTATCAAGGCGACAAGATGCAGTGCATCGACGCGATGGAAGCAATGCTTACGCAAGATGAATTTCGTGGGTATCTGCGCGGTAATGTTTTTAAGTATCAATGGCGCTTTAGAGAAAAAGG